TGAAGGGGCCGGGATGGCATGTGAGACGAATGTCGTTCTCGTTAGCAAACAGGCCGGCTTCATAGAGGGCTTCTTCGATAGCGTCGAAGTCTTTAAGGTCTTCCATCTCATACTCTGAAGCCCATGGGAAAATTTCTGAAGAGATGCGGAAGAAGTGAATGTCGTGCTTTGCATTCCACCTAAGGATGGCTAGCAGGTCTGTGACGTTCTGCAGGATGATCTCGGATACATAGTCCAAACCTTTCTCTTCGAATGTCTTCTTCCGCATTGTGCGGTTGGTTGATACCTTCACCTTCAGTGATGAAAGTTCGCTGTTGATGCAGGCATAGCCTAGGTTGTAGTTGTTAATCATTTGTCCTCCATGATTGTTATATTAATAATGTAACACGCCCAAGACATTTTGTCAAGGGCATGGAGAAACTTTTTTATTATTCTTGTTCTTTCTCAATGACAATAATCCATTCAGACAACTTCTTCTTTTTGGCATTCTCGGCCTCATCACCACCGGCACCAATGCGAGACATTACGTGGCGGTTGTGCTCCTTCTCATGCCATACAACTGACTTATATTCGTTGCACAACGCTTCCATGTCCGCCTTCTTAATAATGCCCTCATCAGAATAAGAAAAAACACAGTACTTAACCGGCAGCCTATCAATGAGTTGCTTGGTTGCCTTAAGTGCTGACTTTTTTGAATACCATGGAGACTTCATCTTCTCGTCACGATCATCGCCAGACTTGACCCTATCGACTCTTCGGTTGGTCTTTAGAGATACCTTAGGCTTGTCCCATGCTGTAATGCTATCCCATATGTGATAATATGTTGAATAATCTGCAGGAGTATATGGAGGATCTAAATATGCTACCGATGCTTTATCATACTTTATCTCCAAAGCGTTGCCGGTGATATGGTTTCCTGCAACACCTTTGACCGATGGTATCAGTGATACCTTTAAATCTGTGTCGACTCTTTTCGAAGCCCAGTGTTTTAAATACGCCTGTTGTAAGCCCACTGTGTTGTCTATCTTGTCTAGTGAAAAGATGAGGGACGTAACAAGGCACATCTTATCTTTTCGTGATATATCTAAAGTCTCGATATAATCACGCATGACATCGGCTTTTTTGCCATTTTTTGGTTTCCAAACCCTCACAAGACCACCGGACTCGGTTGTTACATCGCAATAGTTCTCAGTCAACCAGCCAGTGGCTCCTGTTAACTTATTCATTTCATCGATATACTTTTGAAGATGAGAGTTGTCAGACAACTCTATAAAGTTTGAAGAGTAGGCCTCAGAAGCCCATGCTAGGTCAGACGTGGTCACACCCCAACCGTGAGACTTAAATGCCTGTGCTACCCTTGTAGTTCCTGTAAATACATCTATCATTGTCTTATCGTCTACTGGTAAGTCACCGATTACCTTTAATAAGGTTGGGATGATCTTGTTCTTTGAACCTAGGTATCGTACGCCCTTTGTTTCTGTTTTTGTTTGTTTTGTTGTCATGTGTTCTCCTATTTTTTTAGTTTAATGTCAACGTATCCATCACCCAATGCTTGAGTGCCTTTGCCTCGATGCAGTACGGGTGTGAATGTTAAATGTTTTTTAATAAATTCTTCTGCTGAAAAGTCAGCAATATTGAGAAAAGAAATATCACCATTGTCTTCTGATGGTTTTACAACAATTAGGTTGTCGAACACATCTATTTGTTTGTACTTTTTCAATATGATGGTTCCCAAATGTTGTCTGCATTTGATATCATCACGTAAGGAGTGAACCTCTGAAATGAGAGCGTGAGACAAATGCGGATAGACAGCATTGCAATACTCGCTGAAAAGTGACAATTCACCATTCCAAAATTGGCTTAAACCCCTCTGTTTTTCTCCATAAATTTTCTTAAAGGCCTTGTTTGATGGCCGGAAACTAGAATCCTTGTGCGCCTTTAGGCTTGCTGCATGCACAACTGATTTTATCTCCAAATGCTTTCCTCCTAGAATGAAGTCTCCAATTTTGCCTGCTTGTTCAATATCATCAAAGAACATTGCTAAAAGTGCTTCTCCTGCTCCATAGTTTTTTTGCTTTACACCATACATGTTGGCACAAAAGAAGGGAAACAGTTTATTCTTTTGAATAGATGAAAAGTTGTCCGCAAAAAAACTATCGGTTCGGAAATTCTTTTCTAATTTGGGCGATGGTATTGGTGATGACAAGAATGTCATAAGTGCATGCAACTCGGTCATGAGGTCGTGTGTGTAAGAGTAGCCTATGAGCGAGTACCTTAGAAAGTCTGCTATAGGCTGTCTTAGTTGGTTTGGAAACTTGTGTTCGTTCTTCTCTATTGTCTTCTGAATAAGCTTGTTTATTGTCATACATCCTCCTTTTGGGTATATTACAATATAACCTATTAAGGATCACTTGTCAAGCATTTCTTCTAACTTTTTTATAAATGCTTGTTGCTGTCTGTAGAGCAAATACCAATAACAGCTGAAAGCAACGGACGGAATCATTATCCCAAAGAACATTGCCTTCCAGAATATCATTCTAAACCAAAGATCGACTATCACTTCTGACTCTTCGCGCCTTTACATTTCCACTTCTTTCGTGAAAGAGCATTCGCACATGGCGGGTTCTTGCACTTTTTAATCTTTAAAGATCGAGCACAATAAGCATCACCCTTCTTTGTTCCGGGTCTAATGCGGTCACCGCCGCCTTTTGCTTTTCCTTTCTGTCCGTAAGAGCGGCACTTACCATTGACTCGCTTTGCGAAGCGTTTACCTTTGGATGGTTTGCATGCCTTCTTCTTCTTCTTGGCCTCTTCTAGTTCTCCTTCTTGCGGTTGGGCATCACACAGTTCTTGGGCCTTTGGTTGGCTTATTCCTGGTGGCCTGTGCGATGGTCGGTCTTTCCAAATGCACGGGTCGGTTATCTCTTTTTCTTTAAGGTCGGATGATTCTTCAGCTAGAACAACTGCAAGCTCTTCTGCTATGATGTTTCGCAATTGCTCGTTTGTGATGTTCATTTCTTTTTACCTTTAAGGTTGGATGATTCGGACAAACCTTTAGGTTTATATGTATCTACAACGGAATTATACCTACCAACAAACTCTTTGTCGGCATCTGCTGGGCTGCGGCCTCTTCCCTGCTCTCTATCTGCAAACTTGTTTATTTCACGAACCCAGTCCGCTAGTGCTTCCTTCTGGGAATCCCAATCCGAGCCATGAATCGATCCGGCGACGCCATGTTTGTTTGCTAACTTTTCCACATCTCCAACTTCTTGGTTTTGCATGTAGTCATCAAGGAAGCCCCCGCTTGGTTCGAGAGTGTCAAGAAGTGTTTTTGCCATGTTGATTAACTCAGGGTCACCTGAGTCAAGGAGGCTACGAATCTTTGTTATTTGATCATCTGATGCGAAATAAGAATGATCCGGCTCAAGTCTTACTTCGTTCATGACTGCTTCGAGCTCTTCTTTGATAATTCTTCTTAATGTTTGTTTTGTAAGTTTCATTTTTTGTTTCCTTTTTTTGCATAATCGGGCTTCATTCGCTATAAATAGTTCATGATTGACCTTTTAGATGTTGCAAATTTAAGTTACTGCTCTTTTATCCAACCATATTTGGATTTCAAATAAACCTCGATCACATTGTCTCGGCAATCCTGACTGTCTGCGCATTGAGATAGAAACCACGAGAATGTTCTCTTTTTTCCTTCGATAGTTTCCGACGTTTTTCCTATGTCTTCCAACAGGAGCCTGTTTGCCTCTTCAACCCTGTCGAGTTCAACGCCGTATTTGTCAGCGATCTCGAAGAATTCAGCCCAGACAGATTCGTTAAGAGCTGTTGTCATTTTCTTAAAGTCTTCTTCACGTTCTTCCCTCTTCGGGTCAGACTCCCGTTGTCGATCCGGATGCAACATTCTGACGAGTTTTTTGTGAGCTTTCTTGAAGTGCCTCATTTCTATAGATTCAGTGCTTGACTCATGTAGTTGTCCGTCATCTTCAACCACAGGGGCGAGCTCTTGTTGAGGGTCTTCGAGGTCATCCATGGTGATCCCGTTTTCTTTTAAATAATTATCAAAAGATTCTTCAAAATCTTCGTTAGCTTCCATCAGAAAGTCTTTCACATATTCTTCTTCGAATTTTAAAGATTTAAATTGATTTAGCAATTGTTTAAACTTAAGATGTTCCCTCATTCATCGTCACCTCCGACTCTATTGTAACTAGTGCGCAAAAGCACGGAACTCTCGGGCTTCTTTATTTGTAATGATTCGGACCGACCGATGAAGGTACAATATTCACTCCAACTTTCAATGCTGAAGAAGTCGTCAATCTCTATCTCATGTGCATCATCATAATTTAGCGGGGCAAACACCTCACTTGGCTTAAACCATCGTGCTGACCATCGATCTTCGATTGGAAGCTTCAAACCATCTAGATGAGTTGTCCCAGGGGGTCTAAGGCCAGTGCCAGATCTAATAACTCTTCTGAATTCCAACCAGTCGTCCTTTCCAAATGTGAAAGAACAAAGAGAACCCTCTTTGACCCCTTCTCCGTGAAATGTCAAATAACAGTTCTTGTCTCCACCAATAAGCTTTCGGTGCTCTCGGATCTGCCATGGTGGAAAATAACTATGAGGAAACCTCACATAATAGCGAGAAGGTTTCGTCCAGTTGGACAAACTACTCATTAGCTTAAATGCTGTCAGAGAACCATGAATAACAGAGAATGCTGTAGAGTCTCTCTTGTTTCGATGCTTCATTGGAACCGCTGTATAAAAGATTGGAATCCTCTTTTTGTGATGACTTGGATTTGGATCAAAGGAGCGATAAGCCCAGACGGGATCTCCAGCATAGTCTCCAAGTCGCTTTCTAATGATTGGTGCAAAATCATCATTCACCACAATCCAAATTGACTTGCAACCTGCCCATGCACACTCAACCACTGCTGCTTCAATTAAATTATAATTCGGAGCAATAGGCATCATACAATCTGGCCATGGCTGACTGAAGTCTCGAGTCTCTTGACCGGCTATTGGAATAATACCTACGAGATTCTTCGTTTGAACCTTAGTTTCTCGAATGTTTTCCATGGCTTCTCCCTTTGTTGTTCCATTTGGAAGGCCTCTTCAAAGCCCATCATTTGCTTAAATCTCGGAATAGCTTCTCTCTTATGAAAGTCCATTTTGATTCCCTTATAATACTCTTTGCCATTCTTGATCATTCCCAATTGCCCTTTTAGGCCGGCTTTTGCCATCATCCTAAGCGCCTTGATGCGAACGACTCCATTGCCATAGTCAGGACTTAAAAGTTGCTCTGTGTCCATAATAGAGACTATGGTGAGGTCTTTCGTGTCCGGGCGAACGTTGCGACGGTTGGAGGAATAGAAATCAATTCTTCTACAGAAGCGCTCTCTCGATGCTAGGGAGTGGACCTTGTGGGCAGTTCCTCTTCGCCAATAAAACTCATCGTATACATCGAATAGCTTATCCTGCTTTCCATCAAATTGAATTGGTTCTGCATCGTAGACAATTTTTCTATTATTGTTCGTGATGAGATTGATTTTGTCATCTATCCTCAAACTTTGTACGTTTGAAGGGTGCAACAATAAGCCCGTGAAAGTCATAATGAAAGACAGGTTAGTTACCATCTCGGTGATGGTTTTGGCATTAAACTCTGAAAAATCGAGGCCTTCAAATTGAGAGTCGCAAGGGTGATAGGCCAAGTGTGATTTTAAAATACATGGAGTCTGTGTCCGCCAAGAAAACAAAAGGCAGGATGGTGTCCTGCCTATGATTATCTTATCATGTTGAATCACTTACGACTCCGACGAGGCCTCTTTTGCTTTAATGCTTCTGGATTGTCATCATAAAACTTCGAGAAGAAGTCAGCCATTCCAGATGTGCGCTCATCTGCGGCATCTGAGATTGGTTCTGGTAATTCCGCTTCAGGTTCAGATGCGCCGGGCAGGCTTCCGAGTTCCTCATAGTTAGCCTTTACAGTTGTAAAAACTTGCTTTGTTTTTTCAAACCCATCTCCGAACATCCACCAATCCGTTGGTCGAGCAAAAAATGCAACGTCGCCGCTGAATTGACTATGTTCTGCTGTGTTTTCTCCACCGTATTCTAGAATTCTTTCCATGTTGGCTAAAAAGAATTCTACATGATCTTTTGGAGCGTTCTCTACATAACCATCGACCTTAATCGCAATAAGCGCCTCAGCAGCTTCAGAGCCTAAGAGTTTATCGACATAATAACTGTGGCCGCCGATGATCTTTTTTGTCATCATAGTCGCTTTCTTATCTGATGAAACCTTTGATTTTACATGCAATTGTAGTTTGGGAAAGTTTTGCTTTAGGTAAACTTGCCACTTTTTATTTTCTGTTGGGTGGTGTTGAATTACCCCCAACCATTCGTCAAAAGTTCCGAACCAGTGTCCATCAAAATCAGCTCCCAACTCTTTGTCAATAAATGGTTGATTAGATTCGTTTATGACAAACCTTTTCCATTCATTTAATATTTTCTTCATCTTCATTTTTTAGTCCTCTTAAAACTTCTTCTGGGACGTTCTTATAAGTTCGTCCATCAAACATTACATCATAAGCATAAAACTTAAGTTTTTCGCCTTTTGGTGTGGTGTGAGCATACATTAGAACCGCTGTGCTTACGACAATTCCAACATTGGATGCAGCTTCCAACGAATAATAAATTGTTGTATCCGCCTTAAGCATCACTAGATCGCCTCGTTCAAACCTCACCTCTCAACTCCCTATAGGCACCAACTGAATAGGGCCAGATCTCGGTCGCTATGTCCAAGCAGGCCTCGGCAGTCTTTTGAATTTCCCACTGGGCTCCTTCATGTGTTCGCAAGTCTATGAACTTAAGTAGGTTCGATAGATTCACAGTTCCGTAATACTTTGCGTAAAGATTTTGAGGAAGTACGCCTCTGGCTTGTTCTCGACAAACTCCTTTAGCGATCAAATGGTTGAATAGATCCAAAGCATGCTTGTGAAAAGTAACCATGGCGTCCGATGACTTAATGTAAGTGTCGGCAAACCGTGGTGTGATTATTGGGTCGATCAAGCCGTCTAAATTGGAGGCTTGACGATTACTCTCATGTTGTGTTCTGAAAGCCTTTGGTTCATAGAACTTCAGGTCAATTTCAGTATATCGTCGTGAGATTTCGTTGTAAGCCCAAGTCCGGTGTCTCATGTGCTGAGACCTTACGAACATTGGAACTTCAAACATAAATGTAATCGAGTTGTGCTCGAATGGTGACGTGTGTCTATGTTTAATCAAATACTTAATCAAACCCTTATCTTTTTTAGTTAAAGGTTTGGTGTTGTCTTGACCGAACGACACACGGGCAGCATTAGCTATCATCTTATCATCTCCAACATGTTGGACATAAGAGACTTTGCCAATGCCGTCTCCGTAAAGTTCTATTTCTTTCACTTAGTTTTCCGGATCAAATTTGCGAGTTGTTTTTTCGCAGATCTCATTCTCAATCTAGCGTAGTACTTAGAAGATCCAAGCCTATTGCCTTCAACTATCTGCTTAGAGAGAATCGAAATAGACTCAGCTAATTTTCGAGCAGCCATTGTTTTAGGAACATCCGACTTCTTAATGAAAATGTATTTTGCTTCTCTAACGTAGCGTGGATTGCCCAAGTCTTCTTCTGGTTCATAACCTTGTGCTTGAGATGCATCAAAGTCTAAATCAACAGAGAATCGTTTTCCAGCTTTTTCACCAGCAGGGCGTGGTTTTCCGTCTTTAACTTTCGCATCCCACTTCTTGTCTGGAACATGAGAATAGTAATCCGATGCGGATGCCATGTCGTCGTGACCAAGCACTGAATCAGCAGGTGTTGAACTAGAGATGTTTACGGTTGGTGGAACTTTCATAATCGGACCAAACGTGGCTTCATCATAAGATTCATCCGTAGCTTCGTCAGAATAGTCTGGATATTCAAGACTGTGTCTCATACCCTCGTCTCCCTTGCTTGAGTGGATAAACGACTCTTGACCATATTTGTAGGCGTATCTCTTGGCATCATCCAAACTCATGTGAGGAACTAGGTAAGAGTCCTCTGGGCCTTCATACATGCCAGATACAGTTCTAAATCCATACCCTGCGGCGGCGAGTTCCTTTTCAAACTCTTGTGACCGAGCAGCATTCTGTTCAGGACTCATCGGCTTAGCTTTGGGGTTCTCTGGAGTTAAGATAGCTGTTTGGTCTACCGACTCCACATCTCCTCTGAGCATGTCCATAATTCTTCTATATTGCGTTTCTTGTGTACCCTCGGACAATGCCTCGAGGATCATATTCTTCAATGTTTTAGATGTAAGTTTCATTCTTCTAGTCTCCCGTAGACATAATTTTCTTTAACGACGTAAATAGTCTCGGATCCGGCTTTTATCTCCTGAACCGTGGTTCTATCTACTACAATCGAGTCTCCAACGTCTAAACTAATTTCGCAATCACATGCCATCGCAAGAATCTCTCCAATTACATAGGGAGACTTCGGTGGTTGGTATTGTTCCGGCATAACGAAGAGTGGAGACTCCTTGTCTTCTTTCTCAGCCTCAATGGGCATAATCCATAAGTGCCGGTTGTGTGGTTCAAAATGCATATTTCCTCCAAATAAAAAAAATCATAATGTGTTATATTGAGAACAAAATTAAATGTTCTTGTTTATAATATAACACATTATGATTGGGTTGTCAAATAGAAAGTTTACTTTTCTTCGTGACCTTTCTTATGTTCTTGAACTGCAGTTCGGATCTCACGGAGGTCCTTGGAGGCATCCATAAGAGCCTTTCTGGCTCGAGGGGCTGCTGACTTATAGCCATAAGACCCAGCTTCTACTTTATCGAGATCTTCTTTGATCTCAGTTAAATTACGAATAATGTTTTCTAATTCTTCTCTCATATCTTTCTCCTGTTTAAAAGATGTCGCAGGATCCGCCACCACAGGCGATTTCGCCTGATAGATCGGTTTCATCTGTCGTCTCTATAACTAGGTTCAGGTCAACGTTTTTGACTAGCGAGAGCATCTTTTCATAAGTCTCAGCATCGCAATCGGTGTAAGGAGCTTGCACGTAACTTCCGCCGTCGTAAGGCAAAACGCTCAAACCATTGTATACACCTCGGTTATTCCACATCCAGTCTCCAACAGTTTCCCACTCGCCATCTCGGATGCTTACTGTTGCCGAGACGTTGTGAGTGTTGTTTCCTTTCTTGTGTCCGGGCTTGATCCATTCTGCAGAGACTTTCTTAACTCTCTCAAGTAGATCAAGTGCTGTTTCATGGCGCGTTATTGCCCCTTCAGGAGCTTTTTGTGGCACAGATAGGATAGCAGTGTCGTGTGGCCTAAAGCGACAGTCCTCGACAAGCTCAGGCAGGTTATTGAGGAGATACGAATAGATTGCTTCATTTTTTCCAACGCGAAGTCGTCTGATGTAATAGTCATTATGCCACGCATGGATGCCACTTGACGTGCCAAGAGTAAGCGAAGTTGTTCCTGCTGGTTTAACACATGTTTGGCGTGCTGCTTGGTTGATACCAGTTTGCATTGCGACTCTGCGGTTCATCTTTGAAACTTCCAAAGATGCTTCGGTCATGTTTAACCCAAGGACTCCACCAGATGCAATGCCGGTCATTGAGACGCCGATGAGCGCATCTTTCTCCGTTGTCCGTTGCCAGACAGGGCGAAGGTAATGAAAGTCCGTGTAGGACGCCTGAAGGGTTCCTATGAACGATGCTGCACGAGAGCGAGCATTCAACTCGTCCTGCGTGTTTACATCTGAGACATTGATCTCAACCAAGTTACAGAACTGATTTGGTCTCAAACCAATCTCACAACATGGGTTACAGCCCCAGTCTTTATCGTTTGAGAAGTAGAATCCTGGTTCTCCCGAACGTGACTCTTCGACTCGCTTCCACAAATTCATGAACGTAGGCTTGTCAATGCGATGACGCATTACAACTACAGAATTGTTTGCTCGTCCTCGTTGAGGGTTGAGTTCCCACCAAGCTCCTGCTTTTGCCGAGAGCATGTCTTCGTCGTCAGCACTGAATAGAGATATGAGAGCGGCACGACGAATACCCCCCGCCAAAACTGCATCCGCAATGTAGCAGATGATATCATGAACTTCAATGGGAGTGAGTTTATCACCGGTTTCTTTCGCATCTAAAACTCCTTCTATCTTTACTAGACATTCCCTAAGTGGTTGTGGACCTGGAGCCTTACCACCGGATGTAACTAGTCTCGCGCCTTTCGGACGGATGTCCGAGAAGTCAAAACGTAATTTTGATGTGCCTTTAAAATAGGACATCATAAGAGCCTTTACTGAGTCAGCCCATCCTTCGATAGAATCTCCAATAAGAAAACGACGTGTGCGCTTTGAGGATGGTCTATGTATCTCTGGTAAACTATCTACATGATGGTTTTGTACTGAATAGCCAACACCTGTTCCGCCAAGAAGCAAGAACATAATCTCTCCGAATACTCGAGGGTCATCTGCGGGTGTGTAAGCGCAATTAAAGATGCGGTTTGGAGAAACCTCGATTGGCTTACCTCCGAACTGCATTGAGCGCATAGATGGGAGAACTTGCTTGTTGTAGACAAACTTATAGTTCTCACGAATTTCCTGTTCTAAACTGGGGAATTTTTTGATGTGCATTGACATGTTTCTGGTAACTAATTCGTCCCAGTTCTCTCGTCTTTGTTCTTTTTCCATGTATCGTGCATACTTCATGTGCACTGTTATATCTGATAAAATCTTTTTCTCTAAATCCATTACTTACTCCCGTAAATGTTTGTTTTATTTTCCTGCTTTTGCATATTTGTCTTTGAGCATCTGTAACGCATCCGACGTTGATTGCATTCTCTCTGCTGATTCGTCTCTGTCCAACACCTTAATGGTAACGTTAGACCAATCAACGAAAGCGTCAAACACAAGACCATCTGGGCCATTCCTATTCTTCGCGATGAAAAGGCGGCCTTTGTTCGCTTGCTTGTCTTGTACAGTTCTCGATAGAGAAAAGATAAAGTCCGCAACGAAACATTTATTAAACGCTTCAGAGATCGCTTCCATAGTGATAACTTCAGCATTAAGACCTCCTCGGTTTGTTTGAGATGCTGTCCAACAGGGGATCTCATAAGACTGGGCAAGCCCACGAAGACCTTCATAGGTCTCCTCCAACTCGTGACGCTTCTCTCCGGTTGCCCGAGGAGGCCGCAAAAGGTCGGCATAGTCTACCAAGATCATGTCGGGCTCTATGCCTCGCTTACGCAACTTCTCAATGTGATTCTTGAGGGTTGAAACGGAAGCTGATTTGGTTGGATACTCTTTGATAATTAGAGTACCTTCAAGGTCTTTCACCTTTGTAACAATTTCTTTTTGTCTTTGCATGTGTTCATTCAATGGAACGTCAGTTATACAGCAATCAAATCGCTGACCGACAACTGTGTCCTTAAGTTCCAAGGTGTAATAGACGACAGTCTTTCCTTGAAGCAGTGCTTGAGTGGCGAGATGAACAAGGACCATGGACTTTCCAGCACCTGTCGGAGCTACAACTACGCCGAGTTCTGATTTACCAAGTCCGCCTTTCACAATCTCATCCATTCGCGACCATCCTGTCGAGACTGGGTCTCGTGATTTCAATTCAAAGCGCTTAAGCAAGTCCTTTCGGAAGTCGTGACCAAAGTTATTATCAGTCCCTAAGACCAATGCATCTTTGATAACTTTCTCAATCTCTTCGAATGACGAATTTTTAAGCAAGTTTACGGATTTCATCATCGCTTGCTTTAGAATCTGCTTGCGGCAAAAATCAACAGCCTTGTCCTTGATGAATTCCGACTCTTCGACTCCATCTGACTTATGGACCTTATCGAAGAAAGTTCTAACCTTGGAACTCACAGCCTTGTCGTGGTGGTTGAGTTCTGTTCTTAAAACAGTTATCATCACCTCAACATTTGGGTGAGTGTTGTATTTGTCTCTATAGTCGATCAATGCTTTAGCAAATATTTGCAAATACTTTTTATCAAAAAATGATATATCTAAAACTTCTGTTATTTGATCAAAAAATGGCCTATCTTCAAACATCAACTGACATAGGTTTTCTTGAAAATTGCTTCCGAAACGCACAAAGGTTTCGCTCTTATTAAATTCGTTCATTCGTCCTCCCAGACTTGTTCGGTTACTTAAATATAACCTACTATGGTTCAGTTGTCAAGTTTTTTTATCTCTTTATTCTTCGAAACACCATTTGGAGGGCATTGAAGTTGAGGTGAGCGGCATCATCGCTGAATAACATTTGTGTGAACTTTATTTTATTAAAGCTTGGTTCAAAGTCGTGGACGGCTTTCGTAATCAATTCACGGTTCATTGGTCTGATGTTTGGGTATTGCAATTGCATGATCTTGTAGTTCTCTTTGATTAGCTGCTCATCCTTTTGAATGCTCTCATGAATCTTAAGCTTCTTAGCAATCATAGCACAGTCTTTCACAATATCTCCAACTTCATACTCGTCTTCTCTGATGAGAAAAGGGAAGCGTTTAGCTATTGTCTTGAGACCAGCTCCTTTAATTCCGGGTAAGTTGTCTGAAGGATCCCCAGCTATTGCCCTTGCTAGTGCAAAGTTCTTTGGGTGAATCTTGAACTCATCAACAACAGATGCTTCTGTAACAATTTTTTTCTGAATTGGTCGGTAAATCTGAACACCGTCTCGACACAACTGATAGAAGTCCTTATCCGATGAGATAATGGTCTTTAGCCAACCTTCGTATCGAGGATGGTTGATTACGTGAGCGATGATGTCATCAGCCTCTGTAAAGTCTGCTACAAGTTGAATTACAGGCATCTCATTTAGATACTCCATTAGTCTTACTTGTTGATAGCCTTTGTTTGCCACTTCTTGCTCTGGCGATAGTTCAATCATTCTACGGTTAAACCTCACAGGCTTGCGTCCTGCTTTGTAGTTCTTGTTCATAGAACGCCTTCTTGTAGAGCCCTCATGGCCATCCCAAGCCACGATAACCTCATCAGCGTCAAAGTCCCTAGCCACCTTCTGTAGTGACTTTAGAAAGCCAATGGTGCCGCCTACAGGGTTACCGCTCTTATCCATATGTGGGCTCACCACAAAACTGCGTAGAAACATGTTCAGCGCGTCAATTATTATTACATTTTTCATTTGTCCTCCAGACTTTTTATGAAATCAATATCTATTCCCATGGTGTCGAACCACCATTCATTGGACTTGTCTTTAAACTTGGGTTTGTCCTTATTTCTGTTGTAGTTTTCTACAACCTTGTCTTGCCTCTTCTTCTCTTTGAGATAGTGTTCGTTATCCCAATCTGAGCCTAATCTGTAGAGTTCTCGCAACAACTTTCGAAATACATAGCCTTGTTCCTTGTTGCTCGGATAGTAACCTGAGTGTAGTAGCTTCTCGCATGCTTGTATCAGGATCTCTTCGCGAGTCTCTTCGTTTTTCCCGTTGACGAACATGCTAAGTCTTTGAAGACCAAAGCCGACGTCAATGCAGGTTCCAAGTGGGTTTACGATGTTTCCAATCTCGACGTCGTCCTTAAAGAACTCTGTGCAATAGCCGCCGATTTGTCCATCGGTCCATTTGCACTCTTCATCTGGTCTGACCTCCACATCGTAGTTTTCGTAAAGGCTTTTCCAATCCTCCATCTTATCCGGATGGATGGTGACGTAATCTACTTTGATCGCTAGGGTGCCTTCGACGAACTCCATCCAAAAGTCAACTGACTGCTGAACTGTAAGAGTCCTGAAAGAGAATAGTCCTATCATATCAAAATAAAGATAGTGTGTTCCATCACCTATCTCCTCAAGGTCATTGAGTCTTATGCATGACTGCACGTTTGCTAGTGTTCCCGTCTCTTCCGACTTAAACTTCTCTTTGAATTGCTGCATTCCTGCAGGGCAAAATAATGTGGTATTGTCGTAAGGTCGGACATTGTCGTCCAATTGGAATTGAACTCCTTTGCTCTCGCAAAACTGTCTATATAAATCAACTATATCTATCATAATATATCCTCCGTATGATAATGTAACATATCTAAGGAGGTTTGTCAAGTAAATCTAGGCAATTCTTCTAAAAATTATGTCGGGCATTCCATTGGAGTATCGAACCGCTGTACTATATGGAACAAAAGTTTTTTCGAAACCCTCCAGTGTTGCTGTTGTTGGCTGTGTTTTTTGGTTTATATTTCCCGCATCGATGCCTTCCTCACTTAAAGCCGAAGCATATGCTGAATATTTAGGGTTCAAAACATCTACTGGTGCATTTTTCCATTTGCTTGGAGCCATAGCAGGATCAAAAGTATACATCTCATAAATCTGAACAAGTCCGATACTTCTATAGTACCCAGATAGGCCACCATCAAAGTGATCTCCTGATACCCCACCTAGATTTTGAATGCAATGGTCCATCAAAGTCCTAAGAACACCTCTCTTCTCTCCATTGTTCCATCCGGCACCCATGTGCCCATCTTTAGTATTTGCTACGCCTGCGTCTCTTTCTTTTGTGACCAAAAGCCATTGGTCTTTAAAGTCTTCAATTTTCCAGTCACTAAGGAACTCGGCATGCTTGTTTTCACTTATGCCTTTGAAAAAATCTTGAAGAATGCTAAGATCTGGTTTACTTGGGTTATAAATATCAAATTCATACTGCGGGCGTTCAGACTCGTTTAAGGAAACATCTTGACTTAAGTTGTATGTATTGAAGGTGGTCATTCCATATTGTTTTGATGATATCTTGGAAAAACTTTCTAACTCTGAGGAATCAAAGTTTTGCATTGTGCGCTCGTTGATTGTTTCTAAGATAAGTTTTTTTAAAATATGTGGTGTCAATTTCATTGTTCTCTCTCCAAATCGCCATTCAGCGTTATTTTATATCCGTCTACTCTTCCTATCTTAATTGGATCAAAATTAGGCATCAAAGCAACTTTTAGTGGACCATTTTCTCCATAGTGATAAAAGTAGCATAATTGGCCCACCAAAACAGTAAATAAGAATGGTGTAGCGGCAGTAGAGGCCATGCGAAGCTGTTTTTGATAAGCTTTTACTTCTCCCTTGAATGAAAATGCATTATAGTCACCTCTTTCATGACCTCTAGCATTTAGGTGTCCAAAGAAATCATGTACTGCTCTATTTTTAAGATTTATATCCATCTCCTCGGGGTTATCAGATTGGATAAATTGTCTAGACACTTTAAAATCCCCAGTATTTGCAACAGACTTAGACATGTGTCGGGCGCTTTTGTAGGGTTGGTCGTCAACAAAAGAAACGTCGTAAGCAGAAGTCACTTTTGGATAAAGAGATGTTATATGTTCCGCGAAGGCTTCGTATGACTTTCTTCCTTCCGGAGTTTCTTTCGGTAGGTTTGCATATTGTTCTGCTGCTAATTGAATATATTTATCCCAACCATGCAGTTCTTGATTTTGCGAAACTGCCATTACTCCATCGCCCGGCTTTTTCATTTGCCTAGGGCTTAGGGACCCTGCTCCAGCATTTTGACCAGTTGCTCTATTCTTATTTGTTATGGCCCAAGCTTCGTCAAGAATTTCTTTGACTAGTTCTTTTAATTTTGTTTCCGTTAGCTTCATCGGGGGTTCTCCATAATTTCCCTAAATAGTGATTTAAAAATAAAAAACCCCAAGACCGGAGTCAAGGGGCTTATGAGTAACTTCAGGATTTAACCTTCTTCGTTCTCGCCTTCGAGACTAAAGTTCTTGCCTTCAGACTCAAATTTTCGGATGATCTCTTCATCCATGATGTCGAGTACAACAGAGCGGAACTCTGGTTCTTGTAGCTTCGTAATCCATTGCGACTTCTGGAATTTGTATTCCTTTCCTTTCGCGTCAAAGATTTTGTTCCAAGCACCAGCTTTAAAGCGTTCAGAACCCGAAGCTCTTAGTGCTTCTAGCCATGACTCTTCATCTTGGATACCCACGTCTTTACCCCATAGAATCTTAAAGCCACATGTGCGACCTTCAGAGCCAAAGCGAGACTTTTCAATCTTAACCTTTACTTCGGAGCCAATCCGAAGCCCGCTGCCATCAGTCACATATGACGCTTTTGATTTACGCTTTGTGAGCCAGATGCGGAGCGAACAAAAGTATTCAATTGCCTTCCCGCCTGGGGCGACATATGGCGTCACCATAGCTTCCCAACCTTGAGCACCAATGTTTGTCTTAAGTTGGTTGATCAACAGCAATGTACATTGTTGATTCGCCAGTGGGATGGCAAGCTTTGGAAATGCTTTCGCAAAAATCCTTGGCTTGACGGCCATTGACGACTGAGGGTTGAAGTCTCCTTCGAGGTCCTTCTCTGCAGAAGTGGCTGCGATGGAGTCCCAAATAAACAGAAATTGTGTCTCTGCATACTCGGTCATCAAGTCCTCAATTGTTTCGAGAACTTTCTCAACTGAAACTGCTTGAATGTACAAGAAGTCATTGTTGGTGTCAATACCGGAGTTCTTAAGGAACTTGGGGTCTATCGCAGACTCAGCGTCAAAGTAAACGACGCAATGCCCTTTCTCTTGTGCTTTAGCTGCGATTTGACAAGCCATGTAAGACTTACCCGACGAAGACAAGCCGGCAAGTTCAGTAATCTTCCCAACGGGAATTCCAGCCATCTTACCTCGGCAGGTAATAGAATCCAACCAGCGTGAACCAGTTGGAATCCATTCTTTGACCTCGGTAGGATTGTCTTGATTTAAGTCATGAGCGATGTTCAAACCAACTTTCTTGTTGACGAACTTCTTCATGGAACTAATGTCAATCTTACCTGCTTTGGTCATTACTCTTCACCCTCTTCAGAGCCTTCTTCGGTCTCCTCAGTTTCTTCGCCAGTTTCCTCTTCGGAACCTTCGGCTGCCGTGTCTTCTACTTCTTCAGCAGTTTCTTCGGTTGTCTCTTCAGCATCTACTGCTGTATCTTGTTCTTCTTCTTTGTCGCCGCAGGCCAAGAACATTGTTATCAATAAACTAATCATTGTTTACTCCTTCGTTTGTGTTAATAGTTTTGGTTGAAGTCGGTGTGACTTCTGTCTTAGATTCTCCAGATGTGCTATCATCAGCATCTTTAGAAACTTCGACTGCATTGTCTGTAGTTGCCTCATCAATTGTCTCCAAGGTCTTTGTCTCAACAACTTGAGTTGTCGTAGTTGCGGTTGTCACTTCTGTTGTGACTTCCTGTTCTCCGCAAGCGAAGAGCATTGTTAATAGTAACGTCATGTTACCTCCTGTAGGTTTATATCTAATTTTACATTTATCTCTAATCTTGGCATTCCAACTTTGTCGGCAATGCCAAGGTCAATTGCTTCTTTGGCCTCAATGAACCAGTCCGATCGGCCTTTCTCGTTTAACTTCTTATTAAACCACTTCTCTGACTTGTTTGAGTTTTCTGATAAGATTTTATAAATCTTGTCATTCAATCTCTTTACTTCTTCTGCACTTGCTTGAATCTCCGAGTTCTTACCCCATGAGGCTGAACTTACATCATGAATCATCAAGGTTGCATCCTCTGTAATGTAGCGATGACCTTCGTCTCCACAAGAAAACAGAATGACTCCACAACTCATCGCCTTGCCCTCTACAATTGTTGCAATTGGCAGCTCCGAGTTTCTTATCGAAGCAATCATGCTCATGAGAGAGTAGACTTGCCCGCCATACGAGTCAATAATCACTGGGATTATCTTTTGACCTGTATTGTGAGCAGTGGCAATTTTGTCTGCAAAATCTTTTGCTGATTTCTCATCAAACTTGTTAACCCTAATAACAACAGGGTTGTGTCTCAATTCTACAACTTTCAGGTTGTGATCGAGCGTCGTCTTCCATAACATGTCCTCTCCTTTGTTTTACAATAAAAAAAGCCGCCCCTTTTATAACCAAGGGCGGGCGGCAATTCCCTAAACAACACAGGAGGACTATTCTTCAGACATGAACGCTGCGAAAGCCTTATCTACACTCTCGCCTGTTTTCTTTGCATACTGTTGAGTCTCATTAGAAGAAGACTCTGCTGAAGTGTCGGAGGACAAGTAACCATCCAGCAGAGTTTGCACTTCATCGGCAGTCTTAACATCAAACAACTTATCTATATCGGGAACGGAATCCAACAATTGTTGACAATCTGCAATGCTGTCGTCACACAAGATAGATGGACGGCGACGTGGCTGCAAGCCTGTCTTTGGAAATGCACCAGGGCCTGTGGCCAAAGTGTAAGTCAATTTAATGTCAGTTCCCGTTTCAGAGTCTGTAATGTCACCGTAATCAGGGTCCAAGACATATCCCAAAAGGGTTTCGTAAGCTGTTTTACCATAAGCCCAGATTTTTACACCATCAGCTTCATGGCCTCGTACAAGAACAGGTGAATAGTATCGCTTTCGAGCGAACAGTTTTTTGGCTTCGTTTTTGAGATTCTGATCGTCAGATTGAGTCCCTTCTCGCCAAAGTTTTGATGCGAAGTCACAGATAGCACATTCACCGCCATCATTTCGCTTATTGCAGTAAATTCCAGGGTTCTTTCCTACGTTGTAGTGAAAGTGGAACTCACGGAACGGATCTCCATCCGCTGTAGGTAAAATACGAATGTTTTGGTCACCAGCGCTTGGCTTCCACATGGTAGAGTTTCTACCAGTTCCTTTTTTACCGTTTTTTGATTGATCGAGCTTCGCTCGCATTGCTTCTATATTAATAGCCATAATTTACTCCTAAGTTTGGTTATTTTATTGTGTTTTATCACTAAGGTGGACAGGCTATTTTTTCATCCCGTCCCCATTTGTAATTCGTTTTTGTTATACTATAATATAACATGTTTTGGTTTGCTTGTCAAGTAAAAAGTTAAACTTTTTTTCATAATCTCAAAAAAGTGTCGAAAAAAGTTTTGACGATTTCGAGTTTTGCAGATTTTGTGCCCGAGGAGGGATTTGAACCCTACAATTCTAACGCTATCTGGTCGCCTTGACCACGTTAGTTATCTGCAACCGTACAGTCGGGCTAATAAGGTGAAGAAAGAGGAGGCGGTTTGATTTCGCTCTCGATAATTTGAGGATCCTCATACGAAACCAACAATGTTATTATCAAAATAAGCACACAACCTCCTGTTTCAAATCTCACGAATTCAGCTTCCAAGGTTCTCTTATGAAAGATTACTAGTCGTGAGAAAAAAGGCGGTCTTTTGAAAGGAGACCACAAAACCTTTTATCAGCCGAGGAGGTTCGATAAAAAAAGCGGCCTTTTGAGAGGTAGCCGCGAACCTTCTTATCAGTCAAGGAAAACAGGCCGCCTTTTGGTAGGTAGCGGCAAACCTTCAACCTTGGAGTTTTAGAACAATCGAATGCTTACATCACGAGATGAACTCGAGATGATTCCAATTTGAGTATTGGAGTTAAATGTGCGGTATTGTTGACGATCAATGTCCCACACGGTTTCATAGCCGGCTTTTAAGTTTCGTTCACGTAATGTCATGGGGAATACACCATCTGGTGCTTCTGAAATGCGAATAAAATTCATTGTTCGCTGTTCTCCTCGTTGTGTTACGAAAGTGCCGGTGTATACGGTCATAGTGTTTGTGTTGTTTGTATTTGTCATGATTCCTCCCAGAATATTGTTTGACTATTATATTATAACATAGTTTTGATACCTTGTCAAGTATTTTTTTAAAGTTTTTTTTACTCTCTATCATCCAGCCATCGCCAGAAGCCAGTAAAGACGACAAAGAAGATAAAGGCTGTTATTGCTAGTTCCATTTTGTGTTCCTCATTTGTTATACTATAATATAACATGTTGAGGATGTGTTGTCAAGTAAAAAGGCAAACTTTTTTTATAAAAGATTCATCTTCTTTAATTGACTCCATCTTTACGGCGAACCAATCTTCATTCGTATCCCCACCGTCTCTAACTCTCTCAGCCCACTCTACTTGGGTTGCAATGTATTCCGTTAATTGTTTTTCGGTATCAAACATGTAAGTTGTGTAATCCATGCCGTCCCTGATTGCTTTTTCGTATTGAGGAAAAAGTTTGATTGCTGTTTTGTAAACTTGTCTGTAATGTCTTGCGTCTTGCAAGTGTGTCTCTTTGCTTAGTGAAACATAGACCCTAGGTGAGCCAAACTTTTCTTTTGTTTGTAGTACTGATATGTTTGACAAGGGCATGATGTCCGTTGTGTAGGGTTTGTGCCTTGGTCCAATTAGGGCATAGCCAATCCAGTTTGCGATTGTTCCTATCGTGTAGAAATAATCTTTGTGTTCATCACTTTCACTACCCCACATGTTGTAATAAATTTGTTCAGTCATTCATTCTCCATTGGTTTTCGACATAAAAAATGTCTTTTATTTTTTTTTCGACCTTATCTCCGGTAACAAAAACTATTGTCACCAAGTCATGTCTTATTTTCACTACTTGTCCTGTCAATCTTGTGCGCTCATGATAAACCAAGTCTGCTACTTTAATCATCTTATTTTCTCCAAATATTCTTTAAGGGTTATAATGTACTCTACTACTTCAAACATTTTTTCACAAATATATTTTTGCTCTTTTTCGCTGCCCGCATCAGAAGCTAGTGCTTCTAGCATTCGCCTTTCGGCATCTAACATTTCCGCCAACTCTTGTTTTATTCTGTCCGTATTCATGACATTTCCTCCAGTCTTTATAAAATGAAACATTACGTTTCATTTATAAATATATCTGAGTTATATCATTATACATTAAATGGGTCGAAACCTGTGGCAGCATACCGATAGTTATTAGTTCTGAATGTAGTGAGTGTGGTGTTTTGCAATATAAAAGTTATCTTCAGAGGATCTCCAGATAGCAAAAGACGACTCTCTTTCCTTAGAAATGTTTTCACGAACAATTTGTTGACATGTTGGCAAGACTGTTTCATTATTATCCAAATCCTCTTCTTCTATATTCATATAATAACATGTTTCAGTAATGTTGTCAAGTGGGAAAAGCATTTTCTCTTCAGCCTCTTGAAGTTTGGCAAGACCAAATGTTGAGATTCTAGAAATATCTTTTGTTGCGTGAAGTCTACCAAAGTCCGCTTTCACATTTGTGCAATAGAACATGTTCTGTAGGGTTGAATAGATAAAGAAATTTACTTTTTCGTAATAGTTTGATATCGGCCCTGCTCCATTTAACGATGTCATTATTTTATTATCCAAAATAAGCATTTCTTTTACTTTTCCAGATCTCACATATTCTTGCAATACATTAAAATGTACGCGATGTCTCATCTTCTCTTCTCTAGATGCAAACTCCAAGTCAGGAACTACATATACAACACTCATTTGATGGGTTGGAAATGCTTCTAGAACACGTAGAGAAGCTCCAGCAACCTTACCACTCCCACACAGGAACAAAACGCCTTCAGAGTGAGATTTGAGCCCCCTAGACTTAATCTTAATTGGGTGCTCGTCATATTCCTCGACGGTTTCTCGAGAATCAATACCATCGTTTTCGTCAAGAATTATTACTTTATAATTTTTTGTGTGAGGCTTGAACAACTTGACGATGTTTTTTCCTGCTTCTCCTAATCCTATTAAGATCATTTCACTCTCCTGCTTTTTTAACATATAATGTTGGAATTGTAACTATCTTTTCAGAGGGGAAGATAAAAACTCTTACTGACGGTAGGCTGATTTGGTTTGGATAAGGAAAAATCTCCAAAACAATTGCGAGATCTCCATTTTTATATCCAAACAATGACCTTGTGTTCCATGGACTGTTGCTAATTGTTATTAGGTCACCTTTTTTCATCTAATTCGCTCAACAATTTCATAAAACTCATTAATACCGGGTGGACAGCTTGGCTATGGAAGAAAAATATTTCATAAATTGGATCTCTAGTATTCACCGATGCTGCTCTCATATCTATAATCAAACCTATGTGGCCTGTGGTGTATGTTGACCAACACCAGTCAGGTAGTGACTCAACTATTATTATTAGATCTCCTGCCTTCATCAAGCACCTCAAATTCACTGTCCCAAAATGGGACCTCAACACCATCGGACATGATGATCCAATATAGAGTAAATAGTTGGCCGACTCGCTCAGTTTTCACAACCAGTCCAATTTCTTCATTTTTATACCCAGTTGTCAAACAGTTTGTCAAAACCACAAGATCTCCTACCATGCGAAACTCCTCATATCACCAAGATTCTTGCCCAGAGAACAATTGGTCTTAAATCTACCTAGTTTGGTATCACTAAACATCTCAACAAGTTCCGGGATTAGGCGCCTGTCATCTTTGTGTAGGTCGATGACAACGCTATCATGAACAACGAAAGCAACATGGGATCTCGTTGCCCTAAGAAAGTTAGAAATTTTGCAAAATCTGTCAAGGGTGTTGTCACTGGAAGTTGATTGGAGTAGATAGTTGAGTGCCTTGCGAAGGGGACAAGCGATTTGTCTACCGAAAGGGGTTTGAACCGTTTCTCCGTCATAATGTTCTTCCAAGAGGCTTTGCCTATCGTAGAAATCTGATTGGATAGTTTTGGATTCGGAGTTGTAGAGCCAAGCAAATAATTTTGTTTTAGCTTCTTCTCGGCCAAGTTCTTGTTTAAAAATGTTTTTAATGTTCCATTCATGAATGTCCTCCTCGGGTTGAATGTGATTCTGTAGTGCCAACATTGTTCTCACTTCCGCTGCATTGAAGTCCAGCTCTAAAAATACGTCATTGTTTGGTCTGACATGTTTCTTAAGTTCTTTTTTAAGATTTAGAATTGGGAAAGAGTTCTTCTTTGTTGTCATTCGACCTGTGATGGTTCCGAATATGTCATAATCAACAAATGGTTTCGAGTCACCGAACTGATCATAAAGTTGTTTTGCTTTCAGGTCATCAGCAGCAGCGACGTAAACAGCAAACGAGTTTAGGTTCACTGGATGTTTCCCCAATTCCTTCACGGCTGCTTGTGTATGTTTTAGTAAAGTGTAGTGTTGAGGTTTCTCGACATTATCAAACACCCATTTTGTGATCTCGTTCTTGGTGTCGAAGTAATGTCGTAAATGCTTTTTAGGAATGAGATCGTAAAAGCAAACATCTGAAATGTCAATTTGTGAAGTACCAATCGCCTTATAATGGCTCTTAAGGAGTTTGCCTGCCTCTTCCCAACGTTGAGATAGGTGATGTGGACAAACGTCGTTCAGCGGCTTACCAGCCACAAGCAATTGGGCATAATCAATGTCCATGCCGTAGAGATGATCTGAATAACGCCAAGTCTTCGAAAGCCCATTTGGAATCTTGTCCCAAATAAACTGTCCGTCAAGGTAAGTTCCTGCACAATCGAATTTGTTGTCTAAAAGTTGAAAAAACATCTGCGGTGTCCTCCGTAATATGTTATAATGTATTAATAGCTGATACTATAAGATAACATAATAATGGAGGTGTGTCAAGTATTCTTTATTCTTTTTCTAAAATAAGTTAGTGAGCCGTCTTTCTGGCTGTAATGAGATTTGAATTGGTCTTCGATGTAAAGTAAAGTCTTTTCTTTATCGTACTTACCGATACTCTGTGCAGTCTGAATAACTTGGTTTCGTACCGATGGGGATAATGGTGAACCCTCAAAAAAGTTTTTCATATTTATATATATATTAATTATATAATTATAATCTATACTATATGAATTATTAATTATAGTAATAGAAGATACTGTATTACTATTACATGATTTGTAATATGTATTGTATGGATTATTGCTAACATATGCATTGTATGTATCTATTAGTAGATCCTCTAAATGTTTCAAATCATAAAAAACAGTTTTTTCATATTGAATATCAAATATTGATTGTACTGTTCTTAAGTTATACTTCTTTCTATACTCTTTCGTTACTGGTGATGCTAGGTCTGATATCAGAACACCCGGATTATTCTGATGTATTGAAAAGCCATATTGTTTAGCTATGTTCATATAGTATTTAAATGCTGGTGAGTTAAACATCTGTGTTTCTTTTTGACTATCATCAGAATAACTTAAACCTGCTATGTCAATACATAGGCCACTTACATATGGAGAAGAGTCTTGCGACTTCATAAAGTCTGATAGCACTAGTGTTTTCGACACATCATTCGATGTGTAAAAGTTTACGAACAGTGTTAGGAAGTCTGATAGTGAGTTAATTCTCTTCTTGTTTGTTGAAATAAAATTATCCAATATGGAATACATTTGCTTTCTAGATGTTTGTTTGAAAATTTCCACTGGATTTTCATATGCCCTCTTGACCTTTAAACTTGACAGTATTGGATCATCAATGGGTATAACGCCCATCCGACACGCTTTCGAAAAATGTAGTTCCATATCTGCATATTGATCTGCTACGAAATTGATTGCTCTAAAGCTAGATGGTTCAAGATCGGTTGAAGATATTGGCTTTAGAAATTCCTCAGAGACAATGACTGGTTCTAAAAGCCTATTAACACGCCCATAGAAAGTTCTTTCTGCAAAATTAAAGTCTTGAACATGGACGTCTGACTCTTCAAACGCTTCTGTCTTATATTTGGCTCTTTCGAACGCTAACCTACTGGTTTTTAAGCTGTTATTTCCGTTAAATTTTGTCACTTTACTATATTCCTTTCATCGTCTACTAAAATTGATTCTCCATATTTAGTTGCTCCTCCTACGATTTCCGGCATGAAATATAAATTACCATGATTGGTCTCAATGTATTTGCCATTGACGGTTTGTGTCTTCATTTGCGTGTCGCTGAGTTTTATGGTCATATAGTATTGACCATTGTACGCATTCGTTGCCTTCTCCTCAGCATCTATTTCCTCTTGTGTAACAGTAACAGTGGTTTCTTCTTCTTTTTCCTGTCTCTCTTCCTCGGTTGTTGTTTCTGTAGGTGTTATTCTTGGTTCATCAACATCTACTGTGGATACATTTGGCGGTCCGACAAACTCATCAAGTTCGACGGTTACGACCCCAGGATCTCCTTCCTCAAAGCCTACATCATCCGATGAAGCAACTTCCACGCTGGGGATCGCCTCCCTACTGTCAGTTGGAGAAGTGACTGTCGCTTCCTCACCAGTGGCATCTTCTAGGAACTTGTCGCTTTGTGCTTCCAGTATAGCGTTTTTACAATTTTGATAGGCACCGGGTTCGGTTGAGTTTTCTGGTACATAGTCTCCAATGAGTATTGGCCTTGTATCGCTTTCATCTTTCTTGGGTAAGTTTGGATTTCCACTACCATCACCAGAATAGTATTGTTGCCCAACAATTGTCGTTGAGAATTTTCCCGCAGATATAGTCGACTTTACTGAAGTGATGGTATGATATCCTCCAAAGCCGAGTTTATTGGCAACGGATTTTCTATTAGTAGGAGAGCCAAGCTCAGTACCTCCGATACCGAATGGATTGAAGAAGAATTCCATTCCGGGATAGAACATTGTATTTCCAAACATTTCAATAGTGGCTTTATATACAGCCGATAGTTGTAACAAGCCATCGATGCCATTTTGAAAAAATCTTGCTTCACGGATATATTGTTGGTCTGATTTGCTTATTGACAAAGTCTTCACAAGACCAGAGTTCTGGCCTATATTTATGTGAAACCGACCATTTTTTATATCCTCTGAGTACTTTCCTGTTCCCGTATAAGTTAATGTTGATCCAAGTGCACTAAGGACTATAAAATTGTGGAAGTCTTGAAACTTGGACTCTGCATCAACTTCCGGTCCACCTTTTAGTGGTAATATCTTGCCTGCTCTAAGATTTGAAATATTTAAGGCAATATTGTTTCTGCCCTTATCTCCTTCCATGGAGTATGAATCTAGGAGTGGGTTTCCACCACCTGGGCTCCAAGCAGAAACTTGAGCAGTCTGAAACCTTAGGCGACTTTCAACATTTCTATTCACACAGTTCTCTAACAATGAAGGTTTTATGAGGTGATTCGATAGGTTGCGAATAAACATCATAACTGGAAATGTTTTACGTGTAGTTTTTTGACTCACAACGTTGTCGACAAACCATCGTGAAAAAAAATCAACCGAGATGGGGATATCTGCAATATTGTATAGTGTATTTCCAAACTCACTTTCTTGAAATGACTCAAACTCAAATGATCCTAGTATGATAGAGCTTCTTTCAAAACCAGTATCTCGCCTATATATTCCTTTCTCGGAATATACGCAATCAAGTATGGTATATAAGAGGTCTCCAAAATAGAAAAACTGTATATTTCTATTTTCTGTATCTAGGAAGTTAAAGTCTTCAGAGTTTTCTGGTAGCTCTGTACCTAGGACCAATCTAATGTCTGCAGAATCGTCAGTCGCCTCGGTAATATTGGTAGTCTCCAAATCGCATTTTCTAAAATAACCATTGCTGTGAAAGAAATTTTTACTTCCCTCACTAATCTTTGCGTTGTAAACAACCTTTCTTTTTCGCAATCTTTTAATAATAGAGGATAGTGATTGCTTAACAATTAGTTCTTCTTGAGCTGCAAGCGATATTTGCAACTCTTTGAGTTGCCACAACGTACACTCTTTCTTTTGCAATTGTTTTGCTAGTTCTGCTCCATTTTGCTCTCTCTTTAAGATTAACCCTGGAGAGGCAAGAGCGTCTAATCTAGGGTTTTTCAATAAAGACTCTAGATATGCCCTGTAGTTTATTGATATCTGGACTGTTCCATCTTTGCCAAAACTGATATCATGGTCAACCATGTTCAAAAAGAATGATTTGTTTGAAACCCTAATGGCTTCGATCTCATCTTTTGTAAAGCCTTCCTTTTCCGTTGGAAGGTAGTATCCAACTTCTGCTCTAATTCTGTAGAACTGCGGCTCGTATTGTCTATCTGACTTAATGTAGATACCGTTTGCCTTATTATCCTTGTCGGGAGTTGGTTGTATTACCAAGTCAACATATCTGTAGAGTTCATCGTTGTGACCCTTTCTGTATCGGATGAAGTCTGAAAAGGACTGGAAATAAAGAGTAAGGTTGGCTTTAATATCATTCCTAGCTTCGGCAGGGTTTGTTCCATTGAACTCAAAAGAAAACTCTTTTACTCCAACACCTGTTCCCTTGTCGAAATTCGTCTCCATAAATTTTGTCTGTGGCGAATCTCCTGCTTTCTCTCTATCTGTGGTAGCTTGTCTATTAAAGACGAACTCTACTTCTTTCTCGGTCTTTCCTGATCCGAAAACCTTAAAGAGTCGAATCTTTGGCACAAGCGTTGTCACCTTGTAGGGAGCTAGTTCGAATAATTGCTGTTCTTTCTCTGAAGATATAAGACTGGATAGCATTGCTTCTTGCTCAACAGAGCTACATTGCAAGGTTATGAATCTTCCGTGATAAGGTATGTCTTTTTTATAAATTTCTTTTATCTTATTTTGATATATCGAATGAAGTTTTGGCATGTTCAACATCAAAGCACATTGTTTAAAATATTTTCTCCTATTCTCAATATCAGACTTGTCTAAAGTCGTAGCATCTTCAGCAAAATCTCCAACGAGAAATGCATCTAGAGCTTTCTTTTCTGCTTCGTCTCGCTCTTGGTCTGTTAGGTCACCATCTTCAGTCAATATTAGTAGTTGTTTAAAATACTCAATTCGTCTGACGATTTCCTTATCAATTATGATAGGGTATATGATGACGTCTAAATATTCTTCATTGTTTATTGAAGCTTGGAAGTATTCTCCAATGGTGTCCTCTAAATTTCCATCAAGCGCGTCATCAAATAGTTTGATAAGCGTATCAACATATGTTATCTTAACTAGATTCTTCATATATTCTGCTGGGCTCGCATCATCCTGAAAAGCAGACCAGAGGATGGCCCCTTTCGCCCCTCCTGCCAACATTATCCAGAAAGGAGCTTCCATCAAAGAACGAAATTCTGTCAGTACTTTAAAGTTGTAAGAATATATTTTTTTTCCAACAAATCCATCAAATGCTGCCAACGTTTCTATTTCCGCATTATCGTTAGCCATATCGGTTGGAAAATTTATGGTTTTTTTAAAAACTTTGCCCAAGTCGGTGGCTTCATCGGACGGGCTTCCAGCGATGGTGATGGAGACTCCATCTAATTGCTCCTCTTCGCTTATGAGTTTCCAAGCCGCGTTCAGTGCTTCATTTGAAATCTTTACTGAGTCTCCTTCTATAGATGGCTCTAGGTAATATTTCCTGTCCTCATCAGCATTCGCTCCTAGATCAACATCCCTAGATCCCTGCTCATTCACTACCTCTGCCCAATAAGCTGTTGCTCTTGTTGCTAGCATTTCGTTATATTCAGACCAACCGTAACCATTTTGAACAATTGTTGATATTAGATTTTTATCCGATAGTTTTGAAAGTTTCCCACTTTCAACAACATCCACAACTTTTTCCGCTACCATTCTTCTCTGATCTTCACTGGTCCGTATCGTCGCCTCCCCTGTTGTAAAACCAGTGACATCACTGGCATCTGTGACATTTTCCCAGCTGAAGTCCCCGTCCACTTGAACGTATGCTATTTTCTTATTTTTTCTAGAAAGTTCAAGCCCTAGTGCCACCATATAATAGCTGAAATCTTCTTCACCAACCTCATGGTCCTCTATTGTTTTAATTATTGTTGTTAAATTAGTCCCAGGCTGGAATGGAATAAAGGCAGTTCCATCTTCTGTGTACAACATGCTATCGTTATTTATGTATGCTTCAGCTGCGTTAATGATATTCATCGCTGTATTGTAGTCTTTACCAGTCGCATTTTCTGACGATGCAAGAAATGCAGATATAAGTTCATAAAACGTTTTGTTAATAAATGTTGACTTTCCACCGTACATAAATTTTTCTGTGTCGAAATCAAAGAACTGAGACGCCAATAGAGAAGCGACGCCAATTAATCCCATCACAACACCTGTCGCAACTCCGAATGTACCTCCAGTCATCACTGTAAGTAATAAAAAACCAACAGCGCCGACAGCACCACCAGCTGCCGTGATTTTCAAGGCTTCATCCCACATATTTCTGTGTTCTTCATTTGGAGCTAAAGATTTAGCTATGTTTATGAGATCCTCTAACTGGTCATCGGAGATTTTTCCATCTTCTGCGCTCATGTTAGCACCTCAAGTGCAATTCCTATGTTTAATGGTATCTTCACGATATCTCCTGCTTCGAACAATGCCTCTGTGGGCTTGTTGTTTAGTTTAGCTAGCACCCACCATAGACGAGGGTCTCCAAGTTCTCTAGCGGACAACCTCCAAAGCCTATCACCACTTTTCCAGATATAGTCACGAGTCTGAATTCGAGATAATTGTTCTTCTGTTGGATTCTTTAGCCTTGGCGTCGTATATTGCTCTATTTCTTTAACACCTCTTTCTTCGAGTATTTTTTCCCACTGCTCATTCTTGTTGATGCCGCGAGTTCTTGAATTGTATCTAGACATGTTTATCCTCCATCATATGGAAACTTTGCCTTATCTCCAGTTGTTGGCTTGTTAAATGCCAAATCAACCCTATGTTGCGGAGTAAAATCTAATGACGCATTGTAAACCTTTGGATATAGCTTGTTGGAGTCTGTAAACATTCCCATTTCCAAAACGGGATCTGCTGACCATGATCCAATCCATCCCAATAAAAAGTTTTCGTATGCATTTTGCTCTTGAATGAGATTGGCAAGCTTAAGCTCGACCAAAGGTGCTTTGGACATCACCAGTGCATTTAGTTTAGCGTCCTTATCTCCCACGGCGTCGGTATATGAAGGGTATAGCATTTTAATTAAATTATTTATGCTGTTCATATTAGCTTTAGCATCTGCTAAGTCATAAGAGATAATATTAAAGCCTACATTGATAGTTCTTTTTGTTGACTGAAAAGTTCCGATTGGATCTTGTCTACCATATACGACCTCCTCGCTCCATTGAGAGGAGAACTTGTTGCCGAATGAAGTTAGAAAAGCCGGAAAAGACACTGTCACTGCTTTGTCTTGGGCTGAGCGTATCTCTAGCGTTGCACTCTTATTAGTTTTATATGTATCTCTGAAATTCATTATGTTGCCCCGTGAACTTTAGGAAGAAAAGAGTCTTCCATATAGGCATCGAACTCTCGCTCTCCAATTTTTACCTTTAGATTCAAGCCCTCGAAAGAGTTTTGAACATTTGCCATCACATTTGTTTGAGACGCAACAACTCTTTCGCCTGTGATGCTAGTAGATGTACCTGCTGTAATTAGAGCCAGGTTTTCAATTGTGGAACTAACTTTTACATCTTGCGATAGCTTTGTCATCTGCCCAACGATGGATGCAATAGATGCAACGGCTGCCTCATGTGGACCATTTACGATAGATGCGGCTGCCTCGGCGGTTTTTGCTTCGAAACCCTTTAATTTTGCCTCTGCTTCGGCGGTTTTGAAGTCGAACTCACTAGAGCCAAAGGCTTGAACGAGCATTGCAATAGCTGCAATGGCTAATCCTACAGCACCAACAATGCCTATAATTTGAAGTGAAATTAAAGCCGTACTCCCTGCAAATGCCAAAAGGCCTGGTGCAGCCGTTGCCCCAGCAGTTCCAGCAGCAGTCATACCTGTAGCCGCCACAGAACCACCAACACCGATACCGGGTAGCAATACTGCACCGGCCAGCTTTAGACCAGTCATCAAGGCACCACCTGCTTTGAAAATTGGCACCAAAACCAACAACGCGCCAACCAAACCAATGATGTTGCCTATCATTTCCTTGGTTTCCTTGTCCATTCCTTGGAACGTTTTTATTAATCCATCAGCTGCACCTTCAAGTGTTTCCAGAAAAGGCTGAAGAGATACGGCAATCTCTGCACCGAGTAGTTTGAACTTGTCCATAACCGGTATTGTTTTAGAGATAGCCTCATCGAGCTTCTTTTGTGCTGCTGTCGAAGAGTTTAGTTTTTTTTCATTTTCGTCATATTCTGATAATGACATTCCGAATATTCGGTTGGCCTCGGCCATATCTGTTATACCAGCCGCATTTGCGATTGCTTTCTGGCTAAAGCGGTCCATGTCTTGAAATGCGACGCCTTGCGCCTGAACTGACTCAACCAACATTCGTATGCGCTCATCTTCCGTCGCCAACAACATTTCGGTTGTGGAAAGTTGAGTTCCCAATAGAGCGTTCAACTTTCCAGCTCCCTCTGCTGCACCAGAAAAGGTGTCAAATTTGGAAGCGATATTTAATAATGTTGAAGTTTCAACACCAGCAGTTTTAGCCGCTGCTGCTATGCCTTTAAATACATCTACTGACTCTCTACCATAAACCATCAACGTTGAAAGAGACGCATTGAAATCTTTTGTAATTTTCGATGCACTGATGCCAATTGACTGCCCGGCCATGGCTAGTTCGGTCTGCATTGCAATAGACTCATTGGCGGTCATCCCCAAGCCTTGGTTGAAGTTTTGAAATATAGCAGCAGAATCTGCTGTCGCGACACCTAGTTTTTCCATTTTGGCAACAGTCAAGCCGATACTTGCTTGTTGCGACTTGGACATTGAGGTAAAATTCGATGTTTGTGAAACCATGGTTCCGATTGCCTCACCCGCGTTGGCCATTGTGATTCCGAAACTATTTCCTTCACGACCCATGTCATAAAGAACTCCTCTAAACTTGTCACCTTGAGCAGTCGACTTTGCGAGAGCAGCTTGAGCATTATCAAAGTTGGTGAACATTTTCGAAGAAATGTCTTTTATACCATTGAGCATGTTAAGCCCGATGTTTCCCATGTTAAATATTTTCTTTAAAGACATTTGAAGCGAGTCTGCCGCTAATTTAGATTGTTTTCCACCTTTACCAAAGGCAGCCGACAGTTCAACTAGGCCTCCTAGGGTACTTGTTGAGTATTGATCTGTTATTCCATATAATTTTCCAATACTCTTAGCGACCGTATCCGTCGTTTGTCCATATGCTTCTTGTGCATCTTTTAAATTTTGAGTTTGTTCAAGCCCAGTCTGTAGTCTTTTCAATGCCTCGTCTGGCATTAGGCCCGATAGTCTACCTAATGCACCTTCATCGCCCTCCTTGAACTTTTCCATAGCCTCTCTGGCATCGTTGAGTTTCTTTTCGAGATCTACAACAGAATCATCTTTATACATATCTTTTATTTGCTTTAAAAAGTCTGACTCCAAAAGGGCTTGTTGGGCAGTTGCGGCCGTTGCCATGTCTCCCATGGCTGCAGCTGTTGCCTGAATAACTCTTTTGTAATCATCAGCTTTCTTGACATCACTATCTGTTATGAAAGAACTAGTACCAGAAGCACCAAGTGCGGCTAGCAACTCTTTCCTTTCTTGATCTTTGAGTCCCTTGATGGCTTTCATCAAAGCACCTACTGATATGTCTCCACCTTCTGCACCATCACCCATCTGTAAACCCTCGTATTATGAACTAAATAGTTCAAACAATAAAACCCAGAGCGTGTTTATCGCTTCTGGGCTTTCTTCATCTCTTTTGCTTCGTCTTCGAACTGTTTCTTCAATCTTTCGATGAACCACGTCCTTAGACCGATTGGTAGAGAATGAATCTCCGTAAAAGACCATCCTCCGAAATGTTTCAAAATAAAGAATCCTTCGTAGATACCTTCCATTGCCTTAGGGGTTAGGCCAAAAAAAGTTGGTCCCGAATGGAACCCGTACCTCCTTCTCATGAGAGCAGCTTTTGCATATAAGCGTCTCAGAGATATCGATAGATGGCGATGTATGTTTTAAACATGCTTTAAAGTGAGCAGAGTCTGCCATTGGCATGTTGTCGACAAAATGGTTTATGACATCTTGGTCAGTATGTCCCTCAATTGACAATATCATTTCTTTATATTGTTCGGATATGGAAAACTCTTTCTTATCATTGATTAGCATCTGAGCAATTTTGCTTTCTTCAATTCCATTGGCCAGACGAAACTTGATGTTGAACTTTGAGAACGGTAGTGTCGTTGCAAACAGTCCATCGTCAGATATCCTAACAGTGTTCTGGTCTTCATTGTATCCACCGATAACACTTGGCTCTCTTAAATCAAATACTATGGTGTTGTTCGTCTCGCAGTTGGGACATGTCACACGAGCTTCATAGTCGAACCCGTAAGCTGTCCCACGAGCTTGGATGAGTATTGCGTTGCGGTCTGCAATAAGAAGCGTTAGGGGGTCAATATCGGACTCTATGATGATGTTTTCAAGTAATCTCTCAAGAGCAACGCCTTTTTTAATTAAAGATTGGTTTGAAAGAGTGTCTTCGTCTTTTGCTGTCATGTATCTGATTTCTAAAGAATCTCTGCCATGTAATGGGTGTTCTTTATGGTATCCTATACCTTTTGAGGGTAGGTTTACGAACTCTGTCGGAGCCGTAAAACTTAGTGGGTTAAACATTTGTGGCGGTGTTTCTCCGCTTTCTGGCTGGCTATTAAGCCCAAGCCGGTCTGAGTTTCTACTCATTATTTCTCCATTGTATTGTTAATCTGCAACAGCGGCAGGTGGCGTTGTACTAGCACCAGTACTTGAGGTAGATAAGTAAGCGTAGTCATATGCTATTGTTAGGGTTACCATTACAAATTCGTCCGATGAATAATCTAGATTGCCAAACTTGACATCTGTTATGAATGCTCCTTCGAGCAACCAACTATCCAAAGCCACACCGGCGCCATTCAATTGTTCTATCGTAAGGTTCAGAAGCAAACCAGAGTGTGATTTCGCAATGCCGCTGTCCTCACTTAAATTCCTAGGGTTATACCCAGATGCGCCAAGGTGTTTAAGTAGTGCATCTACTTGCTCACCAACATCGACCATTTCAATGTTAATTGGGTTCCACACTGCAATACCTGGAATGTTTATTTCGTGGTTTATAAGGCGATATTTGTTTGAACTAACATTAAAAGAAGGCTTATCAACCTTTTTTATGTTCCACCAATAGCTTTTTTTATCCGCACCCAAACCAATATCGCCATCAGATGATAATCTAAAGCGATAAGTGCGCTTGGGTTCGACCGGTTTTTCTGTATCAGTCCAAAAGGACATTAGTCACCTCTTGTTAGGGCTCAAACTGTGTGGGGTTTGTGCCACCGTATGCTACCCCATTGACATCATTGGATGTACAAGTGGCATAGTCGTATTTCCAAGTTAGATCGATGGTTCTCATATCATCATTGGTATAATCTAGTGTTGAAAACTTAGCAGAAGTAATGAATGGATTCTTCATTTGCCACGCTTCTACAATGTTGCCTGTTCCGCTGAGAATTTCTATGGTTACATCGCCAACAGCCGCGTTTGCACCTGACTTAGTTATTGATGTGGGTGTTCCATTTATCTCAGTTAAGCCCTTAATACTATATCCAGAAGCTAGAACAATTTGGTTAGTAATGTAGACTGCGTTTGGAGAAATAGGATCTACCAAGGTCATACTAACATCCTGCCACTGAACTCGTCCCGGAAACTTATATTCATTATCAAAAAATGAGTGAGTTACGTCTGTAATGTTGTAGCTCGGCGTATCAACTGTCTTTGCCCACCACAATACATCATTAGTTATCCCTGGTATGGTACCCAGTGGTCCAGTTGGCAAGTTGATGTTTGCCATTCTTACGCGCCAACGAAAGTTTCTTTTAGGCTCTGTCGTATTTTCTGTCCAAAATCCCATTTTGTATTTCTCCTGTTTACTAGTAAATAGTGTTTATTAAAATTCAACGCCACTTTGAGTGATAACAAAGTCAACAGCAATGAACTCAATAGCTCTAGCCGGCTTTACAAACACTTTTGCGTACATAATATTTCGATCTTGAAGATCCGGTGTTGTTGTTGTTTCGTCCAAAATTACTTTATATTCAGAAACACCAAACTCGTTTTTAAGAGTGATCAATACTGGTTCAACTCTAGACTTGAACTTGCTGAATGTTGCTCCAACGCTTTGTTCAAATAAGATAGTGTTCGCAATATCGCCAACACGTTTCTTTAAATGGATCATCATTCTTCGAACGTTGATGCGGTCTAAAGCAGACGCGCTTTGTTGAAGAGTTTTTTGACCAAAGATAACGGTTTCACCGGTGGCAGGAAAACGGGCAATGGGGTTGATGTTAACATCATATAGTGCATCGCGATCTGCTTTGTTTAGGTGCTCTAGGGTTCCAACAACAGATGCACCGCCGGGGCCACCAAGAGGAGCCAGCGCTCCACGGTTAAAGCCTGCAGGTGCGAACCAAGGTTGAGATTGGGACTCTGACTTGGAGATTGCGCCAATGGCAGCAACCGATGGCGGAGCCATCAATACTGAATCGTTACCGTTAGATATATCTTTGATGCGAACATTTGGAAAATAAGCAGCTGCATAAGAGGAGTTGAAGCCACTTTCGACTTCAGCAATAATAGCATTTACGCTTCCCCCTTGCAGTGCGGTACCATTATCTTCTTTGCTTTGGTAGATACCAGCCAAGTCAACAATAGCTAGTGCATCGCCACGGTTCTCAACGAGAGAGATTAGGTCTTGAGTAATGTTTGTAGCAGTAACTCCTGGAATAGAAATCATATCATATCGAATAATGTCCGAATCTGATACTTGCGATAAAGCGACTTCTAGAGAGTATTCTGCGTATCCACCTGCAATCAATTGAGTATCGTTGAAAGGATTCTCAATAGTGATATCGACACCGTCAGTTCCACCAAAAAATGGTGCTGCAAACTGCTTAGCTCCTGCTGAAATAAGAGCTGTAATGTCTGCAATATTGCTCGTATTAGCCAAACTAGCGTCATGATAGTATGCACCAAGAACGTCTGTATTTAGATATTCAAGAGAGAATACGTATGCAGCACTGTCAATAGGTTCATCGGCTGTTAAGTGAGGAGAGATGGCTGCTTTTGCATAACCAATGTCTCCAAAATATTGATCGCCACGTTGCGCATAGTATGACAAGCCGTGCAAGAATGAAGCGGGATAATTTTTGTTTCTGCGATTGTTTGTATTTTCTGTTGAAAGTTCATGAGTGGGCCACTTTAATTCTGCTGTGTATCCAAAGCCAAATGCTCCACTGATAAGGTTAGTTGCCGGTGGGTTTGATGTCTGTAGTGTATCTTTTCCTTTCATCCATTCTAGAGAAGTGCTGGCGTTATCTGCTGAAAATTGAAAATCACCAGCATTTACAGGTCCTACAAAACCAACAGGTAAATGAGAACCATTTACACCAGAAGCGACCTCAACTCGGATATAGTCTGAAACATTGTTATAGATGCCTGATGTAATTTGCTTTTCCTTGGTAACATTCCATTCAAGCTTTAGGTTTCCAATTTTCTTACCAATATAGCCAGTAGAATCTACATTTAGGCTACAACCAGTGAACTTTTCTACATATTGAGAAGCGCTTTGGCCAACCTCAGCTAGTTCTACCGTAAATGTTGCATCAGTATTTATTCGAGATGGTTCTTTCAAGTCTTTGATTCGGATAACATAGTTCTTGTGGAAATCGCTTCCTTCATCTAAAGCTTCAAAGCGGAATAGTCTCTTTTGTTGCGACGCTTCTTTTCCAACAAACCAACCGGTTTTCGCAGCAGTTAGTTGCTGATTGTGGTTTGAAAAAGAACCTCCACCGTCATCAATGTGTGCAATCCAAGCTACTAAAGTTTTCGAAGTGTCGAGCATCTCTTCAACGTTGTAGTCGAAAGACTCTCCTAGGAAGTATTTTAAGCTGTTGTTACCTACACCATCAGTGATAAGAGTTGGGTCTGTATTTAGAACGTTACGAATATTGCTTGCATCTCCATAATTGAAGTTGAAAGCAAATGTGTCTGCGTTGTTCCCGTCTGTAATGTTAATAGTCCAGTCTCCAGAAGTATTCTGTCGAGTGAAGCGTTCTGCGCGAGTTGCTGGTGCGGGCGTGTTTGGATCAAAACTATCACCAGTCAAGGTAACGCTAGCTCCATTGGTGTAGATGATAGCTGCGAGAGTACCATTTCCAGCCGATGTGCTTGCACCGCCAGAGAATGTTCTAGAAGAAACATTAGCGAAGTTGGTATCATCATCTGCATCATATGAGATAATGTTTTGAGCGATTGCTGTAGAAGCGCCACCAAGAGCACCAGTAGCTGTTATTGTTCGTGTGTTACCAGAGCCACCTAGGGCGTCTAAAGTGATTGTGATTGGATCACCAGCTGGAGATTGTGCGTATGTGAAGGAGTTATTAACAAGTGCACTATTTGCTGGATCTACAAAGAATGCATCTAAGGCTGACTTAACAAGGTTATTGATGTCTGCTGCAGTCGCTGCCGAATTTAAGTCAACGTCTTCGTTTGCATTTCCGGTAGATGTGTTACCGTTGGCAGAATCAAAAAATTCAATTGTAATACTTGCTGTTGGGTCTAATAGATCTAGATATTGAATCTCCAATGTAATATGGTATGTGGTACCTTGTACTAAATCACTACCACCGTTAACTGTCGTCAGCATTTCAGCATTGAATCCAAGTCCTGCTGCTGTTGGTCCACCTTGAGATGCCGGTATTTCGTTTTGAAGACTAGCAGCTGCTGTTGGGTTGATGTTGGCGTCATCAACCTCAGATACGAATAGTCCCATCGCACCAGTGTTGGACGTTGCAGTCGTTGCATTTGGACCTGCAGCAATATTCCATCCCGCCAACTTTGAAGGACTTTCTTCTAGACCAGCTAAGCGAATAAACTTTACAGGACCAACATTCGCAGCGAGATAAGCTTCAGCAGCATATGCAGCCCAACCTCCAGCTCCAGTGTTTCCCTGTCTCCATGGATCGTTTTTCTTAACACCGTCCATCGGAGTTCCAAACGTTTGGTGGAAGTTCGATATAGAGTTAATCTTGATGGGCTTCATTGCTGGACCTTTCTTGGCACGTCCAATCAAGAGCATTCCGTCTTGCTCAGGAACCGGTGCAATAGCCGATTGGTCAATTTCTCTCAGTTCAATTCCTGGAGACACAAAGTCAAACTTGGTAGGCATTAAAAATTCTCCTTTTAAATATTCATTTCTTATTAAATAGTCGCCTCAAAAGCCAAAGTCACAAATCTCGGTATTTCTCACCGGTCTTATTCCATGGCTTATCGTCTCCCGTAATAACACGCTCACGAGAGATCTTTACTTCAACGATAGACTCTTCTCTTTTAATGAATGGTTCTGTCATTTCAAGGTCATTTCCGTTGATATATCCAAGGACTTTGATCTGCACTTTTGCATTAAACATTCTCTCATCTTGACCAAGATTTGCTTGGTTTGAGTTGAGTCCGTAATCGTCTTGAATGAAGGCTTCGTATTGATAACCATTATTCTCAATGATAAAATAGTTTTTCATGCTATTCATAAACATTGGGAGAATATGGTTCATTTGTTGTTGGTATTCCGTTCTTATGTTGACCTCAAACATACATGTCAAATAAGTCGGCTTTGGTATTGAAATTGTCTCGTAGACAATCTTTCTTGTGAAAACAGGACCTGTTTCGTCGCCTGTTTCTCGACGCTTTCTAGAAGCGTTCTGAAAGTTTTGAGTCTTATCTTGTTGGATGACTTTCCGTACAGTTATTCGTTCGTCGCCTCCAATATAGGCAGCTTGGACAGAACCTTTGAAGGCATCGTCCCTAGAGACAGATGAGCGAGATACGGTTATAAGCGGAAGTCTTAACTTTCCAACCTTGTCTCTTAGTTCTTTATTGTTTTTGATTTGAAAAGTCCTTTCAGAGCCCATCCATAAGACGTTAACTTTTTCTCGACCCGCGTTCGTGATAGTATTCGGGCTTAAAGTTTCATCTATAAAGCGATAAATTGCTGTGTCTATGTTCTCAAGCGTTGATGGGTGAGATATTTCGTTATCATCCTGCATTGAATAGTCCGTCCCTAGCTCTTATACACTCAGCACCAACTTCAAACCTTGTTTCCGGCTGACCGAATAAGATTTTTGGCTCGAGTAGTTTCACAATCTCATAAAAAACCTCTCCGAATCTGACAAAGTCCCCTTCTCTGACAAACAAGTTTTGATCTTCTGCCAATCTTCTCTTGTGGAAGTTTACTTTGATCTTTGTTGCTTTATCTAGAGCGATGTTTTCCATGTCTGATGTTTCGACTCCTTGAAACTCAACCAAAGCGAATACTCTAATTGGGTGCAAGAAGTTTTTCTCGATTGCTTCTCCATAAATAGGGTGGAAATCTGTCGACTCCACATCTATTGGAAAGTAAAGTACTTGTTGTCCGACAACTCTCTCAATGATCTCGTCATTTATTTGCTTGACAAGGTTCTTTTCTTTTTCTCCGAAGAACATTGGTGAGGGTGGTTGTGTTGGTCTTTCCCATTCTGACATCTATATTACCCCACGAAGATCTTTAGCGGTGTTTTTCCAATAATTGCATCTGCATTGTCGACCATTGCTTTATCAGTCTCTGCTAGTTTGGAGTAGAGCATTTCATCAAGTTGCTTGTTGAGCTCTTCTCTGAGGCCTTGTTGTTCCGACGCTGCTTGGGACAAAAGGTCGGAGGCATTAAGTTGGATGTTGTCACCGGGTATGGGAACGTTTCCTCCAAACTTGCCTCGGATTTGTCCAAGAGTCTCTTTTGATAGAGCCAACGAGAACCGTCGAATCCATTGTTTTCCAATTGAGTTGATGCTTTCATAAGGAAGGTTTTCCATCGGCATTGTGTTCATGTTGTTGACGCCATTGAGTCCTGAATCGTAGTCCCCTTCATCGAATGCCTGGTTACCACCGTCAATAGAAAATCTAAACCAGAAAGTTCTGCATGTTACATTATCAGGCATTGGAAATAGTCTAAGTTTGTTATCAATGATTTCATATGAGTAGTGAGATGTTCTTGTGTAGAGATGGTCTTCGTAAGCCATAGCTTGCAGCTTATTCTGCCAAGCAGGGATCACTTCGAACGTTGAGCCATCAGCGTACTGTCCATAGTTGTGAAAGTTGCCTACAACGTTTAAGCCGCCGTAGTAACCATAGAATCTCCACATCTGTCGAGGAGTTACGTAGAACATTTGTCTAATCTTAATTCTATATTTCTTGTCTCCGGATCCAAGTTCGCTTGCCCAAGATGGGGGATTCGGTCCTGCAGCGATCTCTTCAACTCTTGCTTGCAAATCGTAGTCTTGCTGCAGAGGTTCAATGTCAAACGAAGCAGAGTGGATTGGTGTGGTTCCACCAACAACCGACTCTGTGGAGAACTTGTCTGCAATCTTAAATGCATAGTCAAATTGGAACTTTGGGTATTTCAAGGCAACATTTAAGGATGGGTCATCTAGTGCACCCTTCTCATCAAAAGACCCTGTAGGAGAGCCAAGAGCGCTACCTAGAGCGTTCCTAGCTTGATGGAGGTTTACTATGTAAGAATACTCCAAACATGCTTCCTCGTAGTGGTTGTAGACGTTCTTTGCTGTCAATTCAATGTCTAAGACATCTCCACCAAGCCGTTTGTGAGTATAAGCTACTTGAGAAGCAGCCCCAGATAGAAACGCAGTAGTTGAATAGAAGCCAATAGCTAGAGTTGATACAACATCTGCTTCAACACCGTCTTCTGGTAATGTGATAGCCGATGTTGTTGATGTCGGCGTTAGGGTTGGGAATGCCATAGTAAATCCTCCGTCTTACTAAATAGTCGAAATAAAAGGAAACCCCCGAGCACCTGAGTGTTCGGAGGAGAGGAGGTTAAAAAATGAACAATAATTCGTTATTTCTTTTTCGCTGTCTTTTTGCGCTTAGTTGTTTTGCGAGCTACTTTTTTCTCTTGTACTTCAGCAACTGCTTCTTGCGCTTCTTCAACGATATCTTCTACTGTTGCTTTAGTTTCTTCCAAAGCTTCAGCGATGTCTTCTTTTACTTCTTCGACGACTTCTTCAATCTTTTCGACTGCTTCAATGACAGCTTCGGTGATCTTCTCAGAAACGTCAGCAGCTTTTGATTGAGCAGCGGCTCTCGCCATCGCCATCTTTATTCTTAATCTTTTCTTCTTGATTCCCATTTTATTTCTCCATGGTTTTTTTCTTAAGCTGTGGCTATGAGTCCTTGGACATACCACCTTTCTCCATCGCAGAGTACATCAACAAATGAACCAGAGGCACTGTCTGCAGGGATCACTATCTCTGTTTCTGCTTCATGTGATGTAGCAGATGTGGCCGAGCCGTTGTCGGAAAAAACAATCCCGCTCATAGATGCGAAAGTCAACGTTACTATTCCTGCATTGGTATTCTTCAAGATGATCTTAAAATATGCACCATTATCTAAGAATGGCAGATTGACCGTCAATGCTTCTTGAGCATCAATAAACAAGGCCTCACCCGTCATTTTAGAATTCAATGTGATGCTTTTGGATATTTGACGAGTTACGTATCTCGCTCCATTATAAGGTGTTCTTGAGATTTTAGCCATTGTTTTATTTCCTTTTGTTATTAAATAGTCATCAAACCAGCTTCTGGTTTGATAAGCATGCATTTCTATTATATCAAATTAGCTGCGTACGGGTTGCTTACTTTCGCTGCATTGAAAATGCTGGTTGCTTCGGTGTCGTCAAACTCGCCAAGCAATACTTCAATATCTCCATTCATAGTCATTATTGGATCTACTGTAAATTCTCCTACAAGACCGTTGCGGATACAGTACTTTGAGTTTGTCCCAGCAGTCTTTGCATTGACTAGGATTCCATTTACATATGTCTTCATGGTCACACTCTTGTCGGCATTCTTTACAATTGAAATTATGAAATGTTTCATATTTCCATCTAGGACAGCGAGTTCGTCTCCATAATAAAGGTCGTTGGCTCCCGGAAAGATCTGCCTAAATCCAGCCCAACTGTTATTCCTTCCATCCCGCTCGCGTGCTGCGACGATGGTCGTTGATAATTTAGGATTGAGCGTTCCAGTATTCGTATGGAGTCTCCATCCGAAAGTCGCCTGGTTATTTGCCATAAATGTGCCGAGGCCATAGTGTAGTTGAAACAAAGTTTTATTGCTATTGCTTGGAGTATTACATTTAGCCCAGAATGAATATGCCTTACCGGGCCAACCCTGTGTCGTGTCCCATCTAAAGTTTACGTCCTTAATGTCCAAACCAGATGATGGAACTGTATAGTTTCCATCTGCATCAATAGATAAACCAGAAACATCAATCAACGGACTGCTTAGGAGTGATGTGTGAACGATTCGCGAAGCCCCTACTGCGTAGAGATCGGTAGTCTGTTGAGCAACTGCATTGACAATTCTACCATTTCCCCTCCCCTGATCGAATAACCACTTTGCCTGCTTGAATGTTAAACTGACACCATTGTTGATTTCAACACTATCAATACTAAAAGCATTTCCGTCACTTCCCAAAACAAAATCTTCAAAGTTGGAATTTGTTTCTCGCGTCTGTCGCGCAGCTGCCTGATTATCTGTTGCAACATAACTTGATTCAAATTGCCCATCCACTACGACATAATCATGGGTTCCTATTGGAATGAATCTAGTTTGTAGATAGGATCTAGTAACCACAATGTGATGCCATCCACCATCTATAACGTCAATATTTAAGTCAGACAAGAGAGCAGTTACTTGTGCACCAATAGGAGTAGCATTACTGCGGTTATTTGTTAGGACGGATTGTTGATTGGAAATTACGATTTCAAAAGGAAAGCCGGCTGTCCAAGATGACTCTAGTAATGTCAAGGGACTAGTTGGTGGTGTTACTCCTCCATCCCATTTAAACCAGAGAGAGAATGAAATGCTATTGTTTACCACCGAGGCTGTCCAGTCTCCGAATGCAAAGTAGTTAGGAATTGTTGCTAACTCACTAGTAGTATTTTGGTCTGAACTTACAAACACGCCATTGGCATCAAGAGACAATGTTGTTAAATCTGCGTAGTCAACATTTTCCTCAGCCCAATCTGAAACAACTAGAGTTGGAATTGCGGCGAACGATGTGGCAATGTCGGTCAAGAATTGTTGATCTGTTGCGCTGTCTGTTATTCCATAGTGGATTTTGAAAAACGAATATACACCAGTTATTGACAACCTTACTGTATTGTTGGTGAAGCTTTGATGTCTCAGTCCGCCGAGAATTAACTTTGTCTCCTGGCTGGTATTTGTTGGAGCTGGCCCTGCATCCCAGAGTTCCATTTCCGATCCAAAGTTTGTTGAGAATGAATAGTTATCAACATCGAAGGTTAATATTGGTGCCGACGCATCGTTCAGAAATACATTGATTGAATTGTATCCCCTGTATGTATCACTTAGGGTGCTCTTTATGATGAATGATAATTGATTTGGATTCGTTAGTGCTAGGCCGTCTACTCTACCAGCGACCAGCCCTGCATAATTACTGTCGATGTCGTCCCCGATGGTGTTGCGACATTGTTTAACCCATGCAACACTATAAGTGTCTGTGGTTGAATCGTGCTTCAGCATCAAACCCCATCCACGGAATTGGTTCCTCAGATGCTGGGTTGTTCCATAGGAGTTCCAAGCAAATCTAGAAATGACACACCGCCAGTCGTCACTAGGGAAGACCTCTGGATATTCGTCATGAAGTTGGACTCCAATCGCTATCGTTTTCCCATGAGCATGTGTTGGGTAAGAGTCATTCAATGAATGTATCATCCCCGGACTGTAGGATTTTGCACTAGTAAGAAAATTGACGATACCGTAGCTTTCATTTAAAAGACCCGTTCCTTCATCAAGAATGTCTGGTTGAGTGATTACCAAATTGGCATCACTATGCGCTGGTGTGGTTATTCTTTGCGCAGTGGTAGATGTCATCGCTTCAATTATGGTTACACTATTTGTGATTGCATATTCAATTTGATTTGGAGCAAAGTCAATATTCTCTAAAATTACAAGATTCTTAAGTACAAAACTACCCATTCCAATGTTAATTGAGGTCTTTAAGAGCTCAACATTGCTAGAGATGTTTGGAAAGTAGAAAAATCTGTCTGTGTGATATGTTGTTCCACCCGGAGCTCCGATTGCACCATGAATTCTCCATGAGCCTTTTTTGTCATTGGCTGTAGATCCCACTGACCATCTTCTATCAAAAACTAAAACAAGTCTTCTAGTGACACCATCTGTTAAGTCAATGTTTTGAGAAGTTAGGTCAATCAAGGTTGTCTTGCTTGAAGTTACAATAGATGAGTCAACATACTCGGGATTTGCTGTGAACAAAGTACCACCGGCAACCAACTTGTTTCCCAAGACTTCGATGTAGGAGCTGGTTCCGATGAAGTCTAGAACTCTCATGTTGCCTGTCATAGAGATTAAAACCTCAATTGTAAACAAATCTTCGTTTGTTGGAAAGGTTCCTCCATTGTTAGTGTCAAAAACAAAAGTATCTCCAACTGATTGAATGTCTCCATCCTCTGTTACGGCCAATGTCGCTGCTGGTTGGTCGACTAATGTCGGAAGATTCTGTGCGATTGGGACACTTAGCACTTGAGTTGGATCAATTAGAGCAATCGTGACTGACTCTGTATCAATGTTGTTCGCATTACCCGGATCTATACAGGAAAAGTCTAAAGTAGTTGTGCTTGTAAGGGTTTGCGTATAGGACCACGTGTCACCGTTAACGGTGACTGATGCTCCATTGATGCTTGGAGCCGCTCCAACGACCAAGATGTCGCCTGAGACAGTTATGTCTTCGCTTGCAGAGATAACAGACCCTTGCACATCAAGATTGGCTGCATCCTTTGTTGATGTAATTGTGAACAAATCTGGTGTGAGATCAACATTACCACCACCGCCTTCACCTTCGCCTTCTCCTTCGCCTTCTCCTTCGATAATGGCTTCTGCGAATTCTATAGATACAGTTTCGGTCTCTAGGTCGTATTCATAAGAAGCAGTAAATGAGAAAGTAATTGTCTCAACTGTTGTTATGGTCTCCGTATAAGACCAAGTATTGTTGTTGGTGTCAAAAGATAGCGATCCCGATTCAGATCTTCCGTTAGCTATTGCACCCTCTACATCCTCATGGTATATTCCAGAAATCGTAATTGTAGATGGAATTGTAATAGCGCCAACTGAATCTCCATCTGACCACTCTGTTCCGTTCACATGTGTGATTTCGAGAAGATCGTAACCTAGCAAATGACCTGACGATTCTTCCACATCTAAGACGAAAACTGCCGTTTGGCGTTCCGGTCCATAGGGTGAGCCACTGCCATCTTCAGCAAATGCTCTGAAGACCAGTGTGTGGCGCCCTAGGCTACTAAGTGCAACATCGTGAGTCCACGTGTTGTTGATTCCAAGCGCTACAGTCTCCTGACCTGACAATGTTATGCTTTGTACATCGTTGTGATAAGTTCCTGTGAATGTCAAAGTTGTTGAAGCTGCTGCAATTGTGTCCCCGGCGATTGGATAGGAGACGTTGTTCTCATCGACTATTGAAGTAATTGTAAGTAGGTCGACTGAAACAACTGAGCTACCTAGTGGCGCTGGTCGGGGTGTGGTCTCTGATTCGGAGCTATTTCCGCCGCCATTTCCACCACCATTTCCGGCGCCATTTCCACCACCAGATCCACCGGAACCATTTCCATCGCCTCTTCCGGTAATACTCTCCTCTTCTCCGTCATCAGCAGCTTCTCTGGATGCAAGTCCACCATTGCTTGGTGACTGATAGAGGTATGGGGCGGGTGGAGTCGCAGATGCTCTTCCTCCGAGTGTCCACATAAACCAATCGTTCGAGTCGGACAAAAGTTTTGTGCTTGATCCATCAGCAAGGCCGTCAGTAAATACGACAGATCTTGTATTATCAGCAATGGGAAAAATACGACAATTGTCGTTCTCGTCAAGAGCCATTACAAGTCCCTTAAGTTGTCCACGACCTCTGTTGATTGAGATTCGAAATCCACCGTCAGTTCTAGCCATCTTTATGACTTCAAGACCGTGAGAATTAGCCAAACCAGGCAATTCAATATTGCAGGATCCTAAACCATTTGGAACAAGGATGTCACCAGTCCTTACTAGTTGCTCAAGTGTGGATTTAGTTGTTTTGTCTACAATGAGTTTTTTGTAAGATTTGTAGTTTGAAAAAGTGTACTTCATGATGTGTTCCTTGTGGATTCTTTGTTCTCCATAAATAGTCATCCGAAGCCTTAAAAACAAAAAAACCCCAACTCCGAAGAGAAGGGGCTTTAGATCTATCAGTTAGATAAGATTATGGTGCAGGTGTTCCACCAGCGCCACCTAGAAGATCGCGAACGACAACCAATCCGTACATGTCCGGACGAACCATCTTCTTTCCGTAACGTGTCATAACACCTTTACGAGGAACGAAGTCTTCAGGTCCAAAGATAGTTGGAGTTACTTGCAATGGCACGTAAGGAGCGTAAACATATCCACTTTCCAAGAAAGAAGATCCTTTACGACCAACCAAGATAGCGTTACGTGGGAAGTAAGGGTCAACGATAACGTCGAACTTACGGTTCAAAGAACCAACCTTAACAGCGCCGATGTCGCCTTTGTCAGCGTCAGCAGTAACGTTTGCACGGAAACCAGCAGTAAACTCAAGAATGTTTGCAACTTCAGGAGAAAGAACTACGAAGTTAGCACCACCACGCAAAGTCTTACGATGGATTTGTGCAGAAACGTCGTTAACAGTTTCAATCAAAGTTTCATACCATTCAGATACAGTACCAGTGAAGTCAGGAGTAGCAGTGTTTGCTCCAATTTCAGCACCAGTCAAACGGTTTACGAACATTCCAGGTGAACGAGACCAGTAGAAAGTTCCAGCAGTAGCGCCTTTGATAAGGTCTTGCAAGATTTCACGGTCGATTTCAAGAGCAATTTGCTCAGACAAGATAGAAGTCAATTCAACCTCAGCATCCAAGTTGTGGTAAGCGTTCAAGTCTTGACCCAATTCTGGAGTCCACTTTGCTTTCAACTTCTTGGTTACCGCTGTGATTGCGATTGAGTCAACTTTGATGTCGATCTCTGGAATGTT